AATTGCCATTGTTCTAAAGCTGAAAATCTTACATACGAAAACGAAGTAAAAAAATCATCTACAAAGGAATAATTTAATGACGGAGGAACTCCCTTATCATGAAAATCCGTTATTACAAAGAATTGAGTAATTATCGTTGGATAGGTTTCTTTATCGCTATGATAAGTATTTATATACTATCTGATGGGGATTACTTTGGAAATTCAATAATTCAATCCATAGGATGGGGAAGTGCTTGTCTTTCTACTGCTTTTTGGGTATTTATAGGTATGAGAGATGGTGATATACCCAGAACATTAATGGAATTAGTTTATTTTGGTCTATCTGTAAGAGCAGTAGTAAATTGGTTAGCCTAATGGATAACGAAACACTAGCCCAAGCAATTAAGATAGCAAAAGAACTTGAAAGGAGAAAAGCAACAAATCGTATAGATGATTATAGTCCATATGATTACCAAAAAAAATTCCATAATACATTAGCACAACAAAGATTGTTAATGGCTGGGAATCGTGTCGGCAAGTCCTTTTGCGGGGCTATGGAAGTAGCATACCATGCGACTGGGAAATACCCAAGCTGGTGGGCTGGTAAACGATTTAACCGACCAGTAAGATGCTGGGCAGGGGGTGTTTCTAACGAAACCACTAGGGATGTTTGCCAAAAAGAACTTGTCGGCCAACCAGATGATCCAACAGCAAGAGGCACAGGTTCAATTCCATTAAATGATATTGGTACTACAGTTAGAAAAGCTGGTGTACCTAATGCAATAAACTCCGTTGTTATAAAACATAAAACAGGTGGATATTCTCGTATAGGATTTAAAGCATATGAGATGGGTAAAGAAAAATGGATGGGTGAATCTGTAGATGTTATCTGGTTAGATGAAGAACCACCACAAGGTATTTATTCACAAGCATTAACAAGAACAGCAGATAAAGGTGGTATTGTATTTATGACATTTACACCAGAACAAGGAATGACAGAAACAGTTGCACAATTTGTAAATAACATTAAAGATGGACAAGCATTAATACAAGCGACTTGGGATGATGCACCACATATGACAGGAGAAATTAGAAAACAAATTTTAGAAGCATTACCACCACATGAAAGAAAGATGAGAGAAAAAGGTATTCCTGTTCTTGGATCGGGATTAGTATTTCCATTACCAGAAGAAGATTTATTATGCGATCCTATAGATATACCCGATCATTGGCCTAGACTATGTGGAATTGATTTTGGATGGGATCATCCAACAGCAGTTACTTGGATAGCTTGGGATAGAGATAGTGATGTTGTTTATGTATATGATAGTTATTCACTTCGTCAAGAAACAGTACCTGTTCATTCATCAGCTATAAATGCTAGGGGTAAATGGATTCCTGTAATATGGCCTATGGATGGAAGACAAGCAGATAAAGGATCGGGTAAAAATCTTACAGAACAATATAGGAAAGAAAGTGTTAATATGTTGAGAGAACACTTTAGTAATCCGCCATCACAAGGTATGAAAGAAGGAACAGGTGGTAATTCAGTAGAAGCTGGTATTCAACAAATGTTGACAAGATTTCAAACTAAAAGATTGAAAATCTTTAAAAATCAAGGTAAACTGTTAGAGGAGTTGCGAATGTATCATAGGAAAGATGGAAAGATCGTTCCTATTCATGATGATGTAATATCAGCATTAAGATATTGTGTTATGTCATTAAGAAAAGCAAGGGTTAAAAATTATCAACCTTTGCAGTTGCGTTCCGATTCGGAGTTTAATTTATTTAATTAAAGAAAGGATATATGGGCGGATTTTTTAGAGCAGTAACAAGAATATTTAGTAAACCAAAAGCTGTTGTAATACAACAACAAGCACCTGTACAGGCGGCAGCAACTCCTACATCATCTAAAGTAGACAAACGATCAACTTTAGCTGCAAGTGGGCATGGTGGTTCAACTATTATGACAGGATCAGAAGGTCTTGAAGAAGAAGCAAATGTACAAACAACAGCTTTAGGAATGGGTAAAAAGAAAAAAATTAAGGCTTAATGGTTGAAGTAGTTACTGACGAAAGTTGGCGAAAGCCAATAGGCGAGTATCTAAAACAAAATTGTCATATATCTGCGGATATTGGAGATCAATTTTCTTACATAGGATTTGTAGAAGATAATAAAATATTAGGTGGTTTTCTTTTTACAGATTTTGACGGACATAATATCTATGTTCATCTAGCTATAGAAACACCTAGATTATTTACAAGAAAACATATAAAATATGTTTTTGACTATGGTTTTAACCAATTAAAATGTGGTAGGATGACAGCAGTATGTCGGAATGGTTATGAAAGGAATGAACGCATTTTATCTGGGACAGGATGGATAAAAGAAGGTATAGTCAGAAAAGTTATGAAAATTAATAATGAATTCGTTGATGCGGCAGTATATGGTATGTTAAAAACCGAATGTAGATGGATTAAGGAGAAATAATGGGCGGAAAAGCACAACCACAAATGCCACCACCAGTAGATACTAGAGTAGAAGATGCAGCAGCTAAAGCTGAAGCTAAAGTAGCAGCAGAAAAGAAAAAAATGATTGATACCAAGAAAAAAGGTATGAAAGCTAATATTCTAAATACAGGTGAAGGTATAACAGAAGAAGCAACAACTTCTGGTTCTTTGTTGGGTGGTAAAAAATATTAATGGCAACTTTTGAATATATAAAAAAAAGATGTTCTGCATTAGAATCTGACCGAGCAACTTGGGAAGATCATTGGCAAGATATTTTAGATTATGTTATGCCAAGAAAAGCAGATATTAGTTTTGTTCGGGCTAAAGGAACAAAAAGAACAGAAGTATTATATGATTCAACAGCTATCACAGCAAATAATTTATTAGCCGCAAGTTTACAAGGAACACTTACATCACCTTCATTACCTTGGTTTCATTTAAAATTAAGAGATAAAGAATTAAATGAACATAGAGATGTTCAATTATGGTTAGAAGATTCAGCTAGAAGAATGTATGACACATTTAATGAATCTAATTTTAATACAGAAGTTCATGAATTATATTTAGATTTATGTTCTGTAGGTACAGGTTCAATGTTTGTAGAAGAAGGTAATAATGGATTTGAAACTGAAGGAATACATTTTAATACATTACATATTGCAGAATATTTTATTCAAGAAAATATAAATGGACAAGTAGATACACTTTATAGAAAATATAAACTTACTGCTAGACAAGCTATTGAAGAATTTGGTGAAGATAATTTAGGTGAAAAAATATTAGAAGCATCTAAAAATAAACCAGATAAGATGTTTAATTTTATTCATGCAGTTGAACCTACAAAAGATTATGAAAGAGCATTAGGAAAAGCAAATACTAAATTACCATTTCATTCTTGTCATGTTTGTGTAGAAGATAAAATGGTTGTTCGTTCAGGTGGTTATAATGAATTTCCTTATTTAGTCCCTAGATGGGCAAAAGCAACAGGTGAAATTTTTGGAAGATCACCAAGTTACAACGCATTACCAGATATTAAAACTTTAAATAAAGCAGTTGAAATAGGATTAAAGGCTTGGGCAAAAGCTATTGATCCACCATTACTTGTTCAAGATGATGGAGTAATTGGTAGAGTAAGAATGACACCTGCTGGAATTACAGTAGTTAGAAATGATGGTGCAATTAAACCATTACAAATAGGTTCTAATTGGCAAATAACTGATATGAAAGAAACTCAATTAAGAACAGCTATTAGACAAGCCTATTATTCTGATCAATTACAATTACAAGAAGGCCCACAAATGACGGCAACAGAAGTACAAGTTAGATATGAATTAATGCAAAGACTTCTTGGCCCAACATTAGGGAGATTTCAAAGTGAATTTTTAAATCCATTAATTGAAAGAACATTTGGTATTATGTTAAGAGCAGGAGCATTAATGCCAGAACCAGATATAATTAAAGGACAACAAATAGATGTAGAATATGTTGGCCCACTTGCTCGTTCTCAAAGAATGGAAGAATCAGTTGCTATTGAAAGATTATATGGATTAGCAATGAATGTTGTTCAAGTTGATCCAACAATTATGGATAATATTAATCATGATGAAGCTATTAGATTAAGAGCAACTCTTTTAGGTGTTCCTAAAACTATATTAAGAGGTAGAGATGAAGTTGAAGAATTAAGAGAACAAAGAGCAGAACAACAACAAGCTATGGCACAAGCACAAGAACAACAAGCGGCTGGTGATGCAATGCAATCACAAGCTAAAGCAGCAAAAGATATGGCTGAACCTAGAGTACAACAAATGATGGAAGAAGCACAAGAAGATATGGGTGTATCTCCAGAAACTTTAGCTGAAGGTGTACAACAATAATGCCTTCTGATGAAGACGAATTAAAACAATTAAAACAAGACTATAGAATTACTTTTACATCTAAAGA